CTGCTGGCATTAATAGGAACCTTCTGCAGTCTGGGTTTAACTTACAGAATCTATTTGAAGACAACGAGGCCCACACGGGCTATACAAAGAGGATCGCCTAATGGAATCGACCAACTCCGCCACTATGGAGAATCCGGACCAGCTATCAACGATAGAGCGCTGGTCTGGGGAGATTATTGCTGCTGAGAAGGAGATGCAGAAGTTCTACGAGCGGGGTCGTACTGTTACTAAGCGCTTCCTAGATGAGCGTGACACTATGAACGCGAGTTCAAAGTGGTTCAACATCTTCTATGCCAATACGAATATTCTTGAAAGCGCATTGTATGCCCAACTACCGAAGCCAGCTGTATCAAGGAAGTATACAGACTATCAAGATGACGCTGGACGAGTCGCTGCGCTCATCATTGAAAGATGTATTACCCAAGACCTGGATGACCCAACAGATAATTTTGATGGAGTTATGCGCCACTGTGTCCAGGACAGACTCGTACCAGGACTCGCCCAGGCATGGCTCCGCCTTGAGACAGATACCGAGGAGATCTCGGTACCACCGACGCCGGGCAATGATGTTAGCGGACCCGACGACGAACCACTAAAGCAGATCACGGATCAACGCGTTGTTATTGATTACATCTTTTGGAATGACTTCATCTGGTCTCCATGCCGTGTTTGGGAAGAGCGCCGTTGGGTTGCGCGCAAAGCGTATATGGACCGTGAGGAGTTGATCGAGCGATTTGGTGAGAAGGGTCGTGGTTGTCAACTAGATTATAACCCTTCGAGCATCGGGTATAACATCGAGGCCTCTACGCCTAAAGAGGACATCCTCAAGAAGGCTGTGGTCTACGAGATTTGGGACCGGAAAGATCGTAAGATTTATTGGTACTCAAAAGGTTCCCCCGTAATGCTTGATGAGAAGGAAGACTTCCTCAGGCTTAAGGGCTTCGAACCATGTCCGCGTCCCATGCTGGCAAATTGTTCCACATCGAACACAACGCCACGCCCTGACTACTACATGATCCAGGATCAGTATACTGAGCTGGATACTATCAATAACCGGATCTCCATGCTGATTCAAGCATGTAAGGTGATCGGTGTCTATGATCGCAGCGCTGGTGGTATCCAACGGATGCTGACCGAGGGCTATGATAATCAGCTAATCCCTGTTGATAACTGGGCTATGTTCGCCGAGAAAGGCGGCCTCAAGGGCCAAATCGATTGGCTCCCCCTTGATTCTATTGTCACAGCGCTTCGTGAGTTGAATGCTGCCCGTGAGGTCATCAAAGGGCAGATCTATGAACTTACTGGAATCGCGGATATTGTTCGTGGTGCCTCGAAGGCGTCTGAGACCCTCGGGGCACAGCAGATCAAAGCCCAGTTCGCTTCTATTCGTATCAAGAAGCTCCAGGATGAGGTTGCGCGCTTTGCAACTGATCTCATGCGGATCAAAGCAGAACTCATGGTCGAGCACTTCCAACCTGAGCTCCTCATTAAGAAGTCGAACATCATGACTACGGGCAACGATGAGTACATCGGCCCCGCTATGCAGATCCTTACTTCTGAGGAAGGGTTTGAGTGGCGCATTGAGGTTAGTGCTGATACACTTGCGCAAGCTGACTATTCTATGGAGAAGCAAGACAGAATTGATGTCATGACGTCTATGGGTAAGTTTATCGGTCAGATGACACCTTTGCTCCAACAAGCACCTGGATCTGCAGTATTGCTCTTGCAGTTGATGAAGTGGACTGTTGCAGGATTTAAGGGTGCTAATGAGATTGAGGGCATGATTGACAAGGAGCTCGACAAACTCGCGCGTGGCGCAATGACTCCTAAGCAACAACCTGATCCAAATGCAGCGAAAATGCAGATGGAACAACAGAAGATGCAGCAAGAGGCCCAGATCAAGCAAGCTGAGGCACAAGCAAAGCAACAACAAGCTCAAATGGATGCCCAGATTGAGATGAAGAAGGCCCAACAAGAGTTGATGATGGACCAGCAACGTCTCCAAATGGAGATGGCAATGGAGAAACAGCGCCTTGATATGGAAATGCGTGTAGAAAAGGCGCGTCTTGAGATGGAAATGGCAATGGAAAAGCAGCGCCTGATGCTTGAACAAGCCATGGGTAGTATCAAGTTACAAGCGGCTCAACAACAAGCTGCGGTAAAAGTGGAGACAATGCATGCCACAGCACAAATCCAAGCTGACGCCGCAGCAGATAAGAACAATACGTAAAAGCCCTGAGGGCAGTGCAAAGTTAGCTGATTCCTACCAGTTGGCCCCCTCCACCATTTGTAGGATACGAAATGGTTGGACTTACAAAAAGGTGAAAGATGACAAGAAGTAGCTGGATTTATCCGCGAGATGGTGGTGATCCTGTGCCTAAGGATCAGTACTATGCGTCTGAGAGAGCTCCTGGTACAGCGATCCTCCCAGATCTACCAGACTTTGTCTCGCCTATTGACAGAAAGCTCTATTCTGGTCGTGCTGGTTTACGTGAGCATTGTCGTAAGCATGATGTTGTTCCTAATCTTGATTTGAAAGGTTTGCCTAATCTTGCCTATGACTCAGATACAAGATCTAGGGATGATGTACGTCGGGATAATGCTGCGCGTAAAGAGCAGATTATTAAACTTGTTAACAACTATAGGTAAACCCAATGGAAGATGATCGCAGAGCCACCCTAGAAGCTGCTGTTGCAGCGTCCGAAGAGGGACTCAATATAAGTGAGGCAGTCGAAAAAATTACGGCTGAGTCCGAAATTAAAACGGCCACGGAGGACGTTAAAGGAGCCCACGTCGCGACGACGGAGGGGGGCCCTGACGAGCCTACACCGAAGATTTCGGACGCGACCGGGGCTCCTCAATCAGCGGATTCCGTTACGATCCCAGAAAAGCCTCCACAAGCATGGAAACCAGCCCAAAAGGCCAAGTGGGCAGCACTAGATCAGGACATTAGGCAAGAGGTACTTCGTAGAGAGCATGAAACTACGAAAGTCCTCAATGAAACTGCTAGTGCTAGACAACTTGCACAGCAGTTTCAAGCAGCAGTTCAACCTTATATGGCAAGGTTGAAATCGCAGAACGCCCACCCCATTAAAGCAGTAGAAAATCTCCTTGCTGCAGATCATTTGCTGTCTACTGCGCCAAAAGTGCAGAAGGCACAATTCCTTGCCAAGTTGATCAATGACTATGGCGTGGATATTATGGAACTTGACAATGCTTTGTCAGGCAAACCAGCAGTTGACCCTGTAGAATCTCGCGTGGAGCAATTGCTTCAACAGCGCTTAGCACCATTCCAGCAATACATGACTGCGCAGCAGCAACAAGCCCAGCAACGCGCAATATTAGAAGAGCAAAGAGTTGCTCAAACTGTAGAAGGGATGTCTAATAATCCTGAGTTCCCATACTTTGATGATGTCCGTGATACAATGGCAGATATTGTCGAAATTATGGCGAAAAAAGGAGTTCCGATCGATTTGACTTCGGCGTATAATAAAGCAGTTGCGATGGATCCAGCCATTAGCCAGGTTGTAGCTAATACTACAGCGGCGACTCAAGCAGCAGCAAACGCAGCCAAAGCTAACGCTAAGGCCCAGCGTGCATTGCAAGCTTCTTCGTCCGTAGGAGGTGCTCCCAGTGGCTCAATTGGTGGAAAACTAGACGCAAGTGATCGTAGAGCTGCAATCGCTGCAGCTTTCGAGCTAGTTGGAGGAAGGTAATATGGAAGAAGTATCATTCTTCATTCGCCGCATCCTTGGATTAGCACATCTACCGAAACCTGAGGGTCCGCATGCTCCAGGTAAGCGAAAGACACATCCAGACTACACTCCGGGTAATCCGGATGGTCATGGACAAGGCAAAAAGCGTCCCAAACCCTTTTCTAGGATTTAACCATGAGCTTTCCAGGCAACGCAGGTGCACTGACTGATGTCATTAGCACTACGATCCAATCGCGTACCGGTATCATTGCTGATAACGTTACTTCTAACAACGCCCTACTTTCTCGGCTGAAGCAACGCGGAAATATCAAGACGTTCTCAGGCGGTAATACTATTTTGCAGGAGCTCTCGTTCTCCTCAAACGGTAATGCCGGTTGGTACTCTGGATATGAGACTCTGCCGATTGCTGCACAAGATGTCATCAGTGCTGCAGAGTACACCATTAAGCAAGCTGCCTGCCCTGTGACCATCTCCGGTCTTGAGCAATTGCAGAATGCGGGTAAAGAGGCCATCATTGATCTGATGGACGCTCGTATTCAGGTTGCTGAAGCTTCGATGGCGAACTTGATTAACGTCGGTCTGTACTCGGATGGTACGGGTTCCAAGATTGATGGCCTATTGAAGCAAGTTGCAGCTACCCCGACCAATGCGGTTGGCGGTATTGCACGTGCTACGTGGCTCTTCTGGAAGAACCAAGTGCTTGATGTCTCGTCTGCTAGCTTGACAGCAACTACGGCAGCATTGATTCAAGGTTACTTCAACCGTCTGTGGTCCACCCTCGTTCGTGGTAATGATCGTCCTGACCTGATCCTTGTTGATAACGTGTACTGGGGTTTCTACCTGAACTCACTGCAAGCTATCCAGCGTTTCACTGGTACTGAGACCGCTAAACTCGGTTTTGCTACCTTGAAGTTCATGGATGCTGATGTGGTACTTGATGGCGGCTTGAATATCAACTGGACGCCTACTGGCGCAGCTGGTACAGCTACGGCAGCTCCTGCGAGTACTGCGTACTTCCTTAACACGAAGTACCTGCACTATCGCCCGCATGCAGCGCGCAACATGGTCCCGCTCACTCCTGGCCAGCGTTACAGCGTGAACCAAGATGCCGCGGTTCAAATCCTTGCCTGGGCTGGTAACTTGACTTCGTCAGGTCTCCAATTCCAGGGCATCATGCAAGAGTAATAGGAGTATTATTTCATGGGACAGCAATATATTGGGTTTAACGCTACTGAAGTCGCATCTGCAACGGCAGATCCAGTAGTTCAACTAGGTACTGTGGCCAGTTATAATGACCCTGAGCTAGGTTACCAAGAGTTTGTTTGGGGGCGTGCTAACGGTGCAGTTACTGGCAAGGGTTACGTTTGCGTTGAAGTCACTGGTTTCGACTTCAAACTGCTTACGAATACTACAGGTGCCGCAGGTGCTGGTAACTGGGGTACGCGGCTAGGTGTTGCGCAAGCAGTCCTGGTAGATAACGAGTACGGCTGGTTCCAGATCTATGGTAAGGGATCACTCCGTACCGCTGCTTCTTGCGCAATTGGCACCAAGATCTCCTGCACTACTGGCGGTGGTATCGTTGATGATGCGTCGGGCACTGCTACGATCAGCATCTTGGGTATGACCATCGGTACGGCTACGGGTGGCGCAGAAGCTACCAATGCTGACGCGATGTTCGTGTACCCGACGACTGGTGTGACTAACTAATAGGCAGGTCATGTCAGACCTTAGTTGGGTAGGTACCTGTGAAGGTACCCCACCCGACTCGCTCTTTGGTACCACCAAAGGTGCGGGGACGCCCCTTGTTATTGACACGCTCAGTAACAAGGGGTACTTCTATAAATCTGGCGTAGGTCCAACACCATTAGCTGGTGGTATCGGGTATCGCGGTACACGCGAGGTTAGTGCAAGCGGTGCAGTCTTAACAACAGACGAGGCGCTTATAGCTACTACAACTGGTTTGACCCTTACAGTCCCAAAGGCTTCAGACTTTGAAGATGGGGACTTTCTTCATTTCTTCCTTGATGCAATAGGCACACTTACTGTCGAGTTTGCTCCCGGGGATTCAGTCTTAGGTCTTTAAGGAAAAAACATGGCTACTGCAGGTACGATTAAATGGTTTGCTGATGGTCTGTTGGCGCTTTCAACTACAGGTGCAGGTGGTATTCACCTTGCTGCTGACACATTGAAGATGGGCATTGTGACGGGTGTCACCCCCACTATTGCCACTGCAGTTCCCGCATGGGGCGCAGGTGGTAGTACTAACTATGCTACTAGTCAGGTTACTCCTGGTGGTAACTACGCTACAGGTGGTCCCACTTTAGCATCAGTAACATGGACTACTGTGGCAGGAGTTCCAACACTTCGAGCTACAGATATTACAATTTCTCAACATGCAAGTAATTTTACTAATGGCAGGTATGCCATCTTCTATAGTGATACAAGCACTAATAAGCTCGCATTTGCATTTATGGCGCTTACTGCTGCAGACGCAGATACCTTGAATGGTGTAACGGGGGATATTGTGATTAACTTCCAGGGTGCTGGTACTGATTTGCTCACAATCACGCAGAGCTAAATCGTGGCTCTATCTCTTAACCACCAGACCGCTGCAGAGTTCGCCGCCCGGTTCTGGGCGCGTCTGCGTGATGCCTACGCTCGCGGGGACAAGTTCGAGTTCTCGCACCTGATCTGGTGGATATGGAACCGCATCCAGTTGGGTGACTTCACCAGCGATCAAGTGCGGTTGAGCTTCAACGCTGCATACGGGCGAAGCCTGAACACTACGCAGTGGAATTCGTTGGTGACAACTCGCTTCCTGCCGGCAAAGGACCGCTACCTAGCCATGCTCGCGGAGACTGACCTATGAGCATCGTCAGTAGCGCCATCACGAAGGACCGCGATCAGGGATTCGCTCGCTTCAT